CCCGGCGGACCGCAGATTTTTGGCGTCGGTCAGATGCTTTTTCACCGCCGCGATCCAACTGTCGATGAACGGTTGAGCTTCGCGGGCCGCGTTGTCGGCCAGGGCGTCCACCTCGGCCTGTCGGCCCTCGGCGAATTCGATAAAATTGTCGCCGCCTGTTGGCCCGTGTGTTGGTTCAGGTCTCAGACCTGAACCAACGGGAAACCACCTCCCCCGCCTGGAGCGGGGACTCCTCCTTGGGAAGGAGGAGAATTTTTGCCGGTTCGCGCCGGCGTCCGCGTCGGCGAGGTCAAAATCGTCCTCCTGCAAATTATAAATGCGCTGGTAGTACTCCTTCGTAAAGCTGACCCCCTGGTCCACCAGCCTGTCGTCCCGCTCGGCCCGGTCGGCCTGTAAATTTTCGTCTTCAAAAAATCGGAATACCGGCGGCTCGGCGCTCTCTGCGTTCAGCGCGGTAATCCAGGCCAGGAGCGTATTCATGGCGTTGGCGGCCATGCGCTTGTCCTGATCCACGAGGTCGCCGCGCACTTCCATGTGCTCCTTGGTGGCCGCGTAACTGCCGCCCCGGTCGATCTCGGTGGTCAGGGTCTGGCCCAGCACCGCCTTGGAGACCTCGCGGTTGGACGTCTGGATCAGCTTTTCGTACACGTCCGCCGAGGCCGCCTTTCCGCTTGCTTCCATGATCTCTATGGACTCATCGTTGTTGATCACCGCCACGGCGTCCTGGACCATCTGTCCAAGAGAGGCGAGCAGTTTTTCCCGATCCGGAGTCGCCGTGCCCCGGGGCACCTTGCCCACGAGAAACGGCATCCCGTATTTTTCAGAGAACGTCGCCCAGAACTTGAACCCGCCCCGCTTGAATGCCACCGGCCAGAAACAGCGGGAGAGCGTCCGCTCGCCGTAGGGGTTGGCGTAGGTGGCGTGGTGCCGGGCGATGATGAATTTTTTATCGGGCAGCGCCTCGCCCGACTCCTCATCGTCGGCGGAGACAAAGCGCAGCTCGTTTTCAGAGTTGTATTTGAACCACTCGGCGGGCTTGGCTTCCGCCCGGGCCGGCAGCCAGCAGCCGTGGGCATGCTCCCACACTAACTCCACCGGCGTCAGGCCGTAGAGCACGGCGTCGAGGATCTCGGAAATGAGCTGGTAAACGTCGAGGCGCGAGAGGGCCAGGTCGCAAATTTCCGCCGCTTTCTCGCCGGCGCCCTTATTGCTGCCCTCGTCCGCCGGCTCAACGCCCCACTCGGCGCTCAAAACCCCGGATTTGCGCGACTGTACCGTGGACCAGACATGGCTGTCGGTGAGCAGGCTGCGGTAAACGGGGATCGCCTTGCCCAGCTTTTTGAGCACCTCGTCCGGATCGGGCAGCAGTCCGATGTCGATAACGCCCTGTGCCCGGGAGCGCGACGCGATCTCGCCGGTCAGGGCCGCCGTATCGAACGATTTAAACTCCGTGGGGGATGTCCAGACGCCGCTCATCAGTAGGCCTCCATCGGGATGCGGCCCTGGTAGGCCTGGTGCACATTATGGGTCGCCGGGGCGGTGGTCACCTGGGGCATCACCGCCGCGTCAATTTTTGTGGCCGCGTACCAGGCCAGCGCTGCGGCAATGGCCGCGTCGCCGTGACGCCGGCCGCCGTCGCGCCCCTTGCGGCGATATTTTTCCGGCACCTTGGCCACGCCCTTCTCCATTTTCAACGATCGGAAGTCGTCCAGCACGTCGCCGTCTTCGGGGATAATCATGCTGCGGTCCTCGATGGCGCTCTTGAATGGCGGCATGTTGGCGATGTACCAGGGCTGGGAGAGGGCGACCTGGTGGATGACATGAGCGCCGTAGCGCTGCATGGCCACCTCGGACAGGTACTGGCCGTTGCCCCGCTGATCCAGCGCGCCGCCGCGAAAATCGGGGAACGCGTCAACGATGTAAAAGAGTATTTGTCGCTGCTGCTCAAACGGCACGTTGCGCAGCTCCACGATAAAGGGCGCCCGGTAGGTGAGACCGGGGCGCTCCTGCAACGGAAAAATCACTGTCAGGTCGCCGCTGCGGCCGAAATCCTCACCGAAATAGCAGGGATGCTTAGGGTCCAGCAGGGCGACGGCCGGCGCCAGGTGGTCGTCCATCCATTCGGCAGTAGTTTTGATCCGGATCTCCTCGGAAAAAGTGACGAACTCATCCTTGCAGCTCCAGCGCAGGACCGGGATGTCCGGGTCCATGATTCCCTCGACCCACACCCGGGGCAGGTAGAGCCCGCTCCCCCGGGAGGGCACGCAAAACAACTCCTCCTCGGCGTCGTCGCCGTAGGATTCAATCAGCTCCGCCCGCCATTGGGCCTCCCCGGCGGCGCTCCAGGCCTCGCCGAGGCGCAGGCAGATGCGCTTGTAGAGGCCCTCCGCGAGGGCGTCATCTAAGGTCACGCGGTGGAGAGAGTAAGGTTTTTTGCCGGCGCGGATCTCGCCGGCCAGCTCGTTAAACGGGTTGTCCTCGCCGTTGTGAGTGGAGATCACCACCACCCGGCCGCCCCACATCAGCATGGCGATGGCGGCCTTCAACAGGCCGGCCAGGTCGTCGTGGAAAGCGGCTTCGTCAATGACGATCTTGCCCTGCTTGCCGCGCAGGTTGGCCGGCCGGGACGAGAGCGCGACGAGCTTGTGTCCGGAGGCGAACCGGATCCGGAACGCCTGGATATCCTTGTCTTCATCGGCAAAAACGAATTCCTCCACGGCCGACGCAGCCTTGTTGAAATGCCGGGCCCAGTCGGACGCATCCTCGACGAACTCCTGGGCCATATCCTTGTTGTAGCCGATGTACCATACATCCATGCCGTTTTTACGCGCCGCGAGAAGCGCGTCGTCGGCCGCCTCGGCCCAGGAGAGACCGATCCGGCGGGACTTCTCCATTATCTTGACCGGCGCTTCATCGGCCATCCAGCGCTGCTGGTAGGGCAGCATCACCATCGGCGTGCGTTGGCCCCGCGGCTCTTTTTTAATTTCGTCCGGCATAATTTTCCTCGATTACCCCCAGCACTTCCCGCCGGATCTCGTCGGCGGCCTCGTCGCTGAGGCCCTGTTTTTCTTCCGCCGCATCCTCCGGCGCATACTTCGTTTTCATCTTTTCCACCAGGTCCAGCATCTTGCCCACGGCCCGGATCTGTTCCGTATCAATGGCGTCAACGCCTTGCAGCAGCCGGTTGAGCCGTCGCTCCACCACCTCCTGCAATGCGTCCACGGCCTCCCTCGGCGTGGTGATCCGGCGCAACGACGCCTCGTCCAACGCTGCCGGTTCGGGCGTCTCTTTGGCCTCCCGGGCCAGGGCCAGCCGCTCCAGCGTCGCAAACGCATAGACCGCCTGGGGGTCGCCGGAGTTCAGGGCCGCGCCGATCAGCTTTTTCCGGGCCTGCACCTGGTCGCGGCGGATGGCCGACAAATTGGCGCGGTGATCTCGCTTGCGCTCTTTCCAGCGCCCGGCCAGGCCCCAGCGCTTTAACTGGCTCACCGATACGCCCGTTTCGGCGGCCACCTGCTCGTAGGTGAGGCCGTCGTAGATGTAGCGCTCCTCGGCCCGCTCACGGATCTCCCAGGGAATCTCGGCGCCCATCAGTCGAGCCCCAGCTCCCGTTTCAGCAAGGCGATCTCTTTCAGCATGCCCATGTAGGTGATGTGCATGTTGGCCGCCGGCAGCAGCAGGTTCGCCGCCTGGCCGAAATCCACCTCGGCCGGCGGCTTGAACGGATCGAGGATGTTGCGCACGGCCCGCAGCTCCCCGGCCAGGCGCGACTCCAGTTTTTTCGCCTCGGTTTCCAAGCGTCGCAGGCGCCCTTCAAATTTCAGTCGTTCGCTCATTCTGTGCCTCCTTCCCGGCGCACGATGGGGCAGAACTGGTTGTGGCCCACGGCGGCCGTCAGATCGGTCATGGCGCTGGTGTTGGCCGCCACCACGGCCCGCAGGTCGCTGCTGATCTGCCGATACTGTTTAACGAGATGCACATTGTCCCGGTACATCTGGCGCTGTTCAGCCATGTCGGCCGAGTACTTTTCCAGCACGGTGTCGAGCGCCGCTGACGCCTCCTTGCGTTCTGTATAAATCTCCTTGAGCAGCTCTGCCCGTTCGCGGGCCAATGCTTTGCGGTTTTTCTCGTTTTCCTTCAGTTGCATCCAGTACATGACAACGATGACGCCGGGCAGCCCCAGGGTTTTGATGATGTCCCAGACGCCGCCGATGCCGCCGATCAGGCTGATGCCGTCCATGATTACGCCTCCAGTGTCTCGATTGCCGGCCGACGCCGGGTATTGCGGTGCACCTGCAGGTGAAAATGGGCGCCGCGGCCCACGTTGTGAAAGATGCAGACCCGGTACAGGGGCCGCGCCGGATCGTACTCCCAGGCCGCATTGACCGCCGTCTCGATCTGCCGGACGGTGGTCATGGGCAGGTGGCGCGAGCGCAGGTCAATGGCCCGGCAGGGCAGGGCGCCGTGGACGCCCGGATCGCCGGGGCGGTGCATGGAGGTGACCACCATCGCAACGCCCCGGAAATTGCGCCGCCACCAGGCCAGCAGGTCGATCATCCTTGGATGATAGGCCTGCTCCAGGACCGACCGGAAAACCTGAAAATTCTTGATCCGGATCTCGTGCATGATCTACTCCGGATCGTCGTAGTCGGGCAGCGGAACCTCGGGCAGCGGAACGTCGTTGTCCGGGATGTTAAACGCGTCCCGCACCCGCTCAATGGCCGGGATCAGAAAGCGGTCGTCCAGGGTGGTGTCGCTCTCGGCGATGTACTCCTCGGCCCGGTCTAACAGCCAGTCGGCCAGCTCCTTCATCTTCGCGATCGCCACGGCGACCAGTTGCGCGCCGATGTCGGCGGGCAGTACTTTCAGCAGTACGCCCAGCAGGTCGGACGTGGCGAACAGTTTTTTAAAAAAGGTTCCCATTTTTTACCTCCTTTTCGTAACCACCTCCCCCGCCCAAGGCGGGGACTCCTCCTTGAAAAGGAGGAGAGTTTTTGTTTGGTTTCCGGGATTTTCGTAGATCGGCATTCCCGTGCCGACGATCTTTGGGCGGGCGGGTCTCCTCTCCCTGGCGCACACGGCCGGCGCCGGGGCAAGGGGTAGGCGTAAAACCCATGGATGTTTTTTTCGGGGAAATTTGCATTTCGGGGCCTCCAGGTGGCCGGCCCCAAAAAAAAGGACCGGCACATTCCCGCTAAAAAGCGGGTAAAATGTAACCGGTCCTCTGATGATACTGGGATCTGCCGGTGGGTGCTCACCGGTGGTCTATTTCATCGCCCATGCGTGCGATCACACCATATCACGACATGGTGATTGCATCATTACGACATGACGGCCGTCATGTCAAGCGCAAATTTTTACCGTTGCGATTTCAGCTCAACTTCCGGGCCCCCGGCATATTGCAGGCGGCCGCATTTGGGGCACTGCGCCATTATGCCTTCTTTATCTTCCGGTATGTACCCGAAAATCATAATTTTCCGGCAATGTTTGCATCGGTACGGCCGGAGCTTCCGGGACGGCGCGGCCTCATCTTCATCGAAAAGGCGGCCCCTCAGGAGGGCGAGAAATTCCGGAGTGACGGGCAGGCCCGACGCGTCGGCGATGACGGCGCCGGTGTAGCAACGGGGGCAGGCTGCAAAATCAAACCCGGGGTCCCACCACCTGGCGTCGGCGGCGGGGAAAATATGGCCGCAATAAAAACAGCCGCAGGTTTTACTTTGGTGTACGCTTTCCCAGTTGTTTTCTGCATGTTTTTGCGCCCTGATAATCTGCTGCCTGGTGCTCATGATGCCCTCCTTTGTTGGGTTTGCTGCCTACAGGTTCGCGCCGTAAATCCAGTCCCTCGCCTCGCCGATCATGCGCCAGAGGCCGCAGAGGCTCCGGTCGGTGAGGTCCAGTTCATCGGCCCGGGCCGCGCAGAGCAGATCAAGAATCGCGTCGAGCCGGTCCACGGCGCGGTCAAGCTGGTCCATCCGCGCCACCGGCGTTTGGGCCACGGGGTACGGATCGACAAATCCGCCCCAGTCCTGGGGGCGCTCCGGTTGTTGGGTGTGGGTCGCGTTATTCATGGGCCACCCCCTTTCCGGCGGCCGCAGGTTCCGGGGCGGGCAATATGTCCGCTTTTCGTCCCGTGCGCGCCGGTTCCTGTAGGTCGGCATTCCCATGCCGACAGCAACCACCTCCCCCGCCCAAGGCGGGGACTCCTCCTTGAAAAGGAGGAGAGTTTTTGTTTGGTTTCCGGGGTTCCCCGGTGGAGAGGAGATCCCGCAAGAGCTTCTCGGCCCGCTTTTTCCGGGGGGCGGTGAAGGCCGGCGGGATGACGACGCCGGCCTGCCGCAGGGTCTTTTCCACGGCCTGGACGCGATGCTTGTTCATCTGCACCACCCGGCCCGCCTCGCCCTGGGTGAGGCCCTGGACCCGCAGCCAGACGAGGCTGCACAGGTCGTCCCAGGAGACCTCCAGCCGCCGCAGATCCATCGTTAAAATCATGCCGTGGGCCAGCCCTTCGCCGCGTCCCAGGCGCACGAGGCGGCGCTCCTCCCGGAGCAGGCGCTCCCGGCGCGCGGCCATCAGTTTGCGCTCGCACTCGATGAAGTAGCGGCGCACCTCCCGGCCCCGGGGGGTGCGCTCCACCATCGCCAGTTCTTTCGCCATGTCGATGGTGAGGTGGTACTCCTTGCGGGGACGACCGCCCTTGGGGGTTTTGTATAAAACTGTACAAAAGTCCGAATCCTCTTGAAATCCGTATGTCTTAATACGCTTCTGAATCCAATTGTGGAAAAGTTGCCTTGACCCAACAAAACGCCAAAGCTCATACGCACTTACTGTTGAAATGGTGTTTTCCGCGATTTGCCGTTCGTTAATTGCGGGGAATTTGGTCATGATACCCTCCGATAATTTAACAGTTAAAACACAAAAATGCGCCAAGTGTTGTCCAGCTTATCGGAAGCTGCCTTAACCTCGCGGTGTCAGGGCACTTGGCGCATCTACGCCTAAAAAAACCCCCTTTCCGCGCCGGGTTGGACACGGAGGCCGGGGCAGCCCCGATAATATGACATTTTCACAGTACAGGGGCTGGTTAGGATTGTCAAGGGAACAGTTTGCCGAGCAGTATTAAAATCGTAATGATGATCACGGCCCACCATTTCTTGCTCAATTTCCTGCTCAACTTCTTGCTCAATTTAACGCCCTTGCTCAATTTAACGCCCTTCTTGGGGACGGGCTTATCGGCGCTCACACCTGCTTCTATGGTGTACTGTTGCGCATCAATGACGGTTGGCTCGGTCTGCGGCCATTCCGGTTCATATTCCCCCAAGACATACGCGCTCACCTTGTTTAAAACCGGCTTGATACCGACAGCAAACTCCTGATATTTTCCCTGTACTATTTTACTGCGGGTTATGTACTCCCAGGCCGGATTTCGCTTGGGGTTGATCTTTTGGGGAAGCTTCTCCAGGGTTTCAAGTACACGCCTTTTATCCAGGACGGGACAGGCGCCATTCTCCTTTAACCCTTTCTCCAGTTCATGGCGGATACGATCTTTATCAAAAACCCATGCGCCCGCATTATCAAAGGTTCCGTAACCAAGCCAGCCGTCATAACTCATTGCGATGGGCATATCCAGCCGCTTGCACCCCCAGATGTTCACGTTCCAATCCTTTTCGCCGAAACAGTACTGGCGGGGCTTGTAGGCCTTTTGCCGTTCCTGATAGCACCCCAGGCCGCCATAGGTTAAATCTTTCTTGGTGGCGGCATGACCGTCAATCAGCATTTGCGAAGACTTCCAGCTTCCCACCAGGTCAAACAGATTGGTAATCAAATCCACCTCGGTGACCGGCAGCGTGACGGTGTGCCGGACTTGCCTGCCCTCGCCGGTGAACTCATAGGTCGGCAATTTTTCACATATCTCAACCGCCTTGACATAGTTGGGCGAGGCGCTTTTACCGAAAGTGATCTCAACGTTTGCCACCTGCCCATTAACCTGGGGAACCGTCACTCTGTCCGCCTCGGTTACAGGATCGCCACATTGTGGGCAAAACTTTGACCCTGCATTGATTCCTGAACCACACTTGTCACATTTAAGCATCGCCACCTCCGTTGTTTGGGTTCACAATCCACATCCGGGCACCATAGCACACCGCGCCCGGTTCGTCATTGTCGTAGGTCGGCATCCCCATGCCGACAGCAACCGTCCCCCGCCAAGGCGGGGACTCCTCCTTGAAAAGGAGGAGGGTTTTTGCCCATGCCGACGGCTCAATGGGCCGTCCCGCCGCCCGGGGCCACCATCCCGGCCAGTTTCTCGTAGCTGATCTCGCCCTCTTTTTTAAACGTGTGGAGCCAGTGGAGCGCCATTCCCACGTGGGTCTGGGCCAGGGTGTAGGCATCGACCCGCCGCAGCTTCGGATCGTCTTTCAACAACTGCTTCGCGGCCAGCTCTACAACCCCCTGGATCATGCCGGTCATGGCGGTGATGTCGCTGCTCTCCATGCCGTTCATTTTTTTAGTCAGGTTAGTCATTATGTCTCCTCCAGATCCTGCCGGATTGCGGAAAGGTTGCTCTTGATATAGTCAAGAACAGCCCGCGACACAGGGTTCATCGTTTTCCTTGTTTCCATTTCTCCGAGCAGCCAGTCTAAATACGGTGCAGGCACCTCGGCCATCGGCGTCCCCTTGTATTTTCCCCAGGGCATCGGGCTTTCGTCCGTCAGTTGAATGGTCATTGTGCCTCCTCCTTTCCTGTATTTTTTGGAGCGGGTTCAAACAGCGCGCCGCAGCCGCCGCACTGGTGGCCGGGGAAGGCGTTGTAGTTCTCCTGCCCGCACGGGCAGGCGTACATGATCCGCCCCTCCCGTGCGGCCGTCTTTTGCCTGTATTTTGGCCCCTTGCGGCAATACCAGCAAAATTTGGCCGCGGCGGTGGCTGAAAAAAAGGCGCCGCAGGAGATGCAGATGCTACCTGTCCGCTTTTGATATTTCATTGGGCGCCTCCTTTACATCGTAGCCGTATGTAACCGAGCGTTTGCGCTCCGTGCCGAGGTCCACCAGCTCCACGTCGGTCAGTTTCTCCACGGCGTCCCAGTCCACCGAGCGGGCGATTTTAACGAGATCCTCCCGGCCGGCCTTGTCGATATTTTCCAGCAGGTCGCGCTTCTTGACGATCCGCTCGATCTGCTGTTTCAGCAATGCGCCTGTATCGAGATGACGGACGTCGGCGTCGCCAAAAATATCGGGGTCGTGATCCCGGCAGAGTTTGGTCAGTTCCTTTGCGCGCTTTGACAGCGGCGCTTTAAAGGCGTCGCGCTGGCCGGCATACTTTTGACGGATCGCGTCGATCTCCGCCTCGGCCCGGGCGTTGACCTGCGCTAGGCCGCGCTCCATGCGGGCAATCTGTTCGAGTAGAAATGTTGCGGTGTTGATAGGTGTGTTCATAGTATTCATATTCGCTCCTTTCCGCGGCCATTGGACCGCCGGTTTAATTGTCGGCATAGGGATGCCGACCTACAAGAAAAACTCTCCTTCTTTTCAAGGAGGAGTCCCCGCCCCAGGCGGGGGAGGTGGTTGTAAACATGCCGCAATCAGATGAGCGCCCAGGTGATGATCATGACCACCGCGGCGACAATGATCGCGGCCGCCTCGGCCGCCGCAACCTGAAGCTCCCGCCGGTTCATGACAGCCTCTTGGGTTGCAGGTCCAGCTCCATCTGCCCCAAAAACGCGGGCAGGCTCATGCCTTTGATCGCCGCGGCCTGGCGCAGCTTTTTGAGACCGGCCACGCGTAGTTTCTGGACGTATTCTTCAATCTCGCTCGTCCCGGCGGCGAGGTAATATCCGCCGCCGCCCTTGGCCACCACCGACATGATCGGCACCCCCTCCCTGCGCAATGCCGTGACGATTTTGCGCACGGCCCGGGTGTCGTTGATGCGGTTGTCCCAGCCGCGCTCAAACACCTGGGTGTAGAGTTCGGCCATGCCGATCATGCGGCCGCGCCCCACGTGACGGGTCATCACCGTCAGCAGGCGGGTCCGGGCCGCTGCGATATCCTCTTTACTCATCCGTTTCATGGCGTCACCTTTCTCATGTCGTCGGCGATCCGGTTGATTTTGCCGACGGCGTCAAACATCTCGCCCCGGGTCGGTCCGTCGCACGTGAGGGGCAGTTGGATATATTTGTGGGCGTAACCGAGGGCTGCATGGAGACGCCGGGTAAAGGCCGCCACGTGCTCGGCCTGGGTCTCGGGGCGGCGCTTTTTCGATTCCCCCGTGTCCGTCGGGCCGGACTTGTCGCCTGACAGTTCAGGCGTCCGGGACGATCCGTAAAACCAGTGTTCAAGGGTCTTGGCCGGGATGCCCGACTCTTTCGCCAGGGTTGCGATGGCCGCCTTCGGGCTGACGCCATCCGCTTCTGTTTTGTGTTTGACCTGGTTACAGGCCTCGATTTTACATTGATCGCTCCATGCCATGTTGTACCTCCGTTTCTGTTTTCATCAGTTGCGCCCCACCGTGGTCATCACCGTCACCGCCGTCCGGTTAAAATGATCGATGAAAAGCAGCAGCCCGGCGGGGGTGTAGTAGTAGATCGTCAACGTGTTGCACTCCGAACCCTCCGGGGTCACCAGCCGGCGCCCCTTTTGCAGCCGCAGGGTGTGGGGATGGCGCAGCAGGTGGCGGATAAACGATGGCGGCGGCACCGGCTTGCAGATACGCTGCCGCCAGCGGTCGATAAAATGTTCGGTGAGCGCCAGCTTCATGGCGCCGCCCGTTTTGTTTCCCGCTTTTGCTGCATCGCCAGGGCCTGGATGATTTTGTAGAGCTGATCCGGATCGCACCATTCGATTTTCGTGACGTTAAACATCTGGGCGGCGATGCCGTCTGCGTATGATTTTGTTTTACCCAGGGCCTCCAACTGTTTGTAGATTTTGGCGCCGAGGCGTCTCTTGTGTTTCGCCAGATTGATCCGCCCCACCCGCTGCTTGGCGCGGGATTTGAAGCCGAGGGATTCAAAATGTTCCATCAGCTCGGTAAACTGGGCCAGGTTGAGCTGCGTGGACGACTCGACGCCGACCCGCGCCAGCGCCGCCCGGTAGTCGTTGTCGCCCATGCCTAATTGGGTTTTGGCCACGTGGATCAGGGATATTTTCTTTTTACTGATCGGCATGGGTCACCTCCTTTCGCTGGGCGGGCGTGGGGCTTCCGTGTGTGGCAATGTGCAGGGCAAGCAGATCTTCATAGCGTGGGGTTCCCGGGCTGATCCATTTTTCCAAGGGCCAGGCCGCGGTGTTGCCGCACCTGGGGCAGCCCGTGGCACGGTCGCGGATCGCCTTGTTGCGGTCAAATATCTCGTCGCACTGCAGGCAGATGTGGGCGTGTTCTATTCGCATGACTCCTCCTTTCTGATAACGGCCAGCCGTTTGAGCAACTGCTCGCACAGCCGCGACGCCTCGTCGTTCTTTTTAAGTAGCTCCCTGATTTCCCTGCGCTGATCAAGGGACAGGTGTTCCGGATGCGGGCTTTTGGGCCCACACTCCATGCGGAACTGCAGCCCCCGCAGGGCCGCCGAGACGCATTCCACGGCGGTATAAAGACTCGCCAAATCGAACAGAGTGGGCTTCTCGACACCCATCAGGACATCTGTCACGGCCAGCTCATGGTTTATTAGAGCTGCGAGATGGCCGACAAAATTTCTCGGGTCATAATCACTCATCGTGCGCCTCCTTGATTCCGACGATCTGTTGCCGGGCATCCAGCAGCGCGTTCATGGCGGCGTCGATACCGGCGATGGCCGCCTTTTTCTGCCGCCGCAAGGCCCGTAAATAGGCGGCCTTGGCGTCATCCTCCGGCATCTGCACGGTATCCGTAACCAACTGGCAGCGGCCGTTTTGCAGCTTGCGGACAACCTCTTTATCCACCAGCATTTTGAGCCACTGCCGGGCATAGGGCCGGCTCGCGCCGGCCAGCTCCTGCAGGTCGTCAACCGTGACGGTTTTACGGGCGCGCAGGATATTCCACATCACCCGGCGCTTGTCCGGTTTGCGGGGCTTGCCGATGTAGCGGTAGAGGCCCGGCTTGATCCGTTCCACCTCTCCGGATTTGCGCAGATCGGTGAGCGCCCGGTAAATCCGCCCGTATTCGCCGGAGATCAGGTCCAGCGGCTCGGCGATCCTGGCCGTGGTCAGGGGTTCGCCCTTGGCCGCAGCCAGCACCGACCGCACCTGGTGGGTGAAACTCAGGGTTCGTTTCGGCATGGCTACCTCCCGCTCAACCCGGCGGTAATGGCGCTTTTCACCTGCTTGTCGCCGGGCTCCGTTACCCCGCCGGCATTCATCTCATCCACCAGCACCAGAAAATCACGCTTGATAATGCGCCAGTCGCCGCCGGACGCCCTGTGCATCTCTCCGGCCTGGGCCTTGCTCAGGACAACCCCGGTCGACTCCTTGGCGTAGGAGGTGATGTCGGTGGGGGTGATCGGCCCGAACTCGACGTTCTGAAAAGTGCGGCTCCAGATGCGCCGGTTCTGCTTCATGACCGCCACCAGCTCTTCCTCGCCGATCACGACAAAAGGGGCCGCCGTCACATCGGCCAGATCCCGCAGCACCTCCAGAAACAGTGCCGGCAGTTTTTCAATTTCATCGATAAAAACCGCCCTGGGGTCGGCAATGAGCCGGTCGACAATGATGTTAAAACAGGGGCCTTTGCGGTTGGGGATGTTGATCTCGCCCAGCTCACGGCAGAGCGTCCGCAAAAAGTCCAGCTCGGAGGTGCGCCAGATTTTCAGCGTCCGCAAATAGATGCCGTCGTTGTTGGCGGCGTACCATTGCGCCGTGCGGGTTTTGCCCCGTCCGGCCCGCCCGTACACCATGCCGAAGCGCCCTTCACCGGCGGACAGATCCAGGCCGGCCATAAGGGCCTCAAAGGCGCGGGTATCCCAAAATCCGCGATTGACAAGGGATTTATAACGAAAAAGATTGAAAAACCTCGTTGATTCAGGTAGATAGAAGGTAATTAATCAACACACAACCTTCACCAACGAGGTGAACACAAT